AAGCTCCTATGGTAGCAGAGTTAGCTAAAAAGTATCGCTTTAATTTTAGTCCTAGGTTACATTTACTTGTATGGGACATGGCGTTGAAGGTATGAGAATAGTTGCTACCAACGGTTGTTTTGATATTATACATGCTGGTCATGTTCAATATTTAAATGAAGCTAGGTCATTAGGAGATAAGCTTATTGTTGGTTTAAATTCTGATAAGAGTGTTAGACAACTCAAAGGAAATAATAGACCATACAATACCCAACAAAATCGCGCTGAGGTTCTTATGGCCTTAGAGAGTGTTGATCAAGTTATTATATTTGACAGTATTGATTGTCGTGGTTTTTTAAAAAATGTACGTCCAGATATATATGTCAAAGGCGGAGATTATACTATAGATACTCTACCTGAGTGTGAGAGAGAGACTATTCTTAGCTGTTGTAAGGAAGTAAAAATCCTCAAAAAATACGATAGTCTTTCTACATCTCAAATTATTGAAAAATTACAATTAACAAATAAATAGAAGTATGAGGATTGCAATCAGTGGTACAGCTTGCCAAGGTAAGTCGACTTTAGTTAAAGATTTTTTAGATCAATGGTCGAGCTATACAACCCCTAAAAAGACCTATAGAGATATTATTGCTGAAAATAATTTAGAACACTCCTCTAAAACAAATAAAGAAACCCAGCGTAAGATTTTAGATTTTCAGATAGAAGAGCAACAAAAATACCGAAGAGGTGATAACGTAATTTTCGATCGGTGCCCTTTAGATAATTTAGTTTATAGTATGTGGGCGTGCGAGCAAAAGGATAACGATATTGACGAAGAGTTTATTAGTAGCTGTATACCTCTTGTGAGAGAGAGTTTTAGAGACTTAGATATTATTTTCTTTGTACCAATTACTAAAGTAGCTCCTATAGGTATAGTTGAAGATGGTATTAGAGATACATCTCAACAAATTATAGAAGAAATAGATAACATTTTTAAAGCTGTACATCGCGATCATGAAGAAAATCCGAAAACTAATATATTTATAGTTGATGATAAGCCTCCTATTATTGAAGTGTTCGGTAATAGGAGAGAACGAATAGAGATATTAAAATTATACATTGACGCAGAAGGAGATGCAATGTCTCCAGGTAATTTAATAGATGAAAAGACCCTCGAGAGTATAAAGAAACTTGAAGAGTCATGGTCTGATGTTGATCCAGAAGAGGGATCTGTTCTTAAAAAAGAAATTGAAAAGCACAAAAAACTTAATAATCGATTAAATACTTAAATGAAAGAGTATGATAAGATTTGCGAGAAATACATGATTAAAAAGGTACGTTCTTTTTATCCTCGTAAGTTAGAGTTATCTCCTGAATTTTTAGAAGCCTTTAAATTAGAGTATACTCGTTTAGTAGAAACAGGACAAAACAAGCGTACTCTTTTAGAAAGAATGCGTAAAGCGTTAACGTTTCATCTTTAATTTCTCTAAGACTTTTACAATATACTTTAATATTTCTGAGCGAACTATTTCTAGTTCAGTAAATTTAAATCCAAATAATCCAAACTCTTTAGATTCAGCGGTATTAAATGCATTGAATATGGCCTTGAATCCTGACTTATTACCAATATCGCTTTGTTGAGTATCTCCAACTACAATATACTTAGAATTTTCACCAAATCTAGTTAAAATTGTAGTTAATTCCTCTCTAGTAAGATTTTGAGATTCATCTATAACAACGCATGCGTTTTTAAACGTTAAACCTCTTGTATAATTAACTGGAACACACTTTACATACCCTTCAGTCATTAAATTGTTTATAGTTGGTTTGTCTAATAGTTCATTAAGCTTTTCTAAAAGAGGTAGACTCCACGGAAGAAACTTCTCCTCTACCTCTCCAGGAAGAGAACCCATACTCTTAGAAGCTGATTCTACAACACTACGTATATATACAATTTCTTCTATTTTTTGAGTACGTAATAATTGTAAAGCTACAAAAACTGCTAGATAGGTTTTCGCCGAACCAGCTGGTCCGTCAATCATACACATTTTACATGCCTCTTTAAAGCATATTTCTAAAAACTCATCATGGGCTTGGGTTAAATTATATTTTTGAGTAATATTAAAACTTAAAAATGTATTTTTTTCAATACTCTCCGCAATTTCAGTATCGTTTATTTTTGTTTTTTTAGAAATTTTTCTAGCACCAACCTGCTGTGTTTTAGACATAGGCGTAACCTTTCCTTTTCTTGCCATATAATACTATTTATTTGATTTCTCGTATTATACTACTAAAATATATATGATGAAAATATTGCTAGCATGTCTCTCTTTTAGAGAATTTACTGGTTCAGAAATATATTTTTATGAATTAAGCTCTGCCTTAAGGGATGCTGGTCATGATGTATCTATATATTCTCAATTTACCAATGGTCCATTAGTAAATAAAACTACAGATATTTCTTTTCCAACAAAAGATACGATTACTAAAGAAAAGTATGATATACTTATATTTTCTCATGGTAGAATAATATGGGATCATTTAAAAAATGTTAACGCAAAAAAGATTATTAATGTAATACATTCTGAAGTTTTAGATTTAGAGCAACCGATTATTGATAATAAAATTAATCAGTATGTAGGTATAAGACCTACGATAATTGACTATATAAATTCTTTTAATACCAACAAACATGTAAAATTAATTTACAACCCATTCGATTTAAATAGATTTAACCCCGAGAACTGTAAAAAGAGAAAGAAAAATAAAGATAAAGTCGTATTATTTCCTGGTAGTTTAGATTATTTGCGCTATAAGCCTTTAAAATATTTGTTAGATTTATCTACTAAACAAAATTTTAAAGTTTTACATGTTGGAAGAAATGACTATAGTACAGTACATCCTAATTTTGCTACTCAAGAACCTCGCTGGGATGTAGAAACCTTATATAAAGAATGTGATATTGTTTCAGGTATTTTCCTAGGCAGGACTTCAATTGAAGGTTTACTTGCTGGTAAAAAGGTTCTACAATTTGATGTAGATAAAGCCGGTAATATAAAAAGAGTATACTGGCATACAGAAGAAGATTTAAATAAATTTGACAAAGCCAATGTTGTTAAAGAGTTTTTATCGTGAAAATATTATTAGTTTTAAATAAGACTTTACCACGAGCTACTAATAATGGAAAAATAAAGGGATTATTAGATTCTGCTTTTTATAATGTGTATGTACCGCTACTAGAGTTAGGGCACACTGTTTACTTTTATGATACAATAAATCCAGTTGTAAAGGATTTTGATGAAGTATATAGCAAGTTTAAACCAGATTTAGTTTTTTGTTGTGTTACAGGTAATAATACTGTTACTCCGTACGAGCCTTTAGAAAAAATTAAAAAAATAACCAATTCTGGCAATTGTATGACTTTTAATTGGTTTTGTGATGACAAATGGCGTTTTGATAATTTTTCGAAACAAATTTGCAATTATTTTTATGCTTGTTCTACTCCTGAGCCGTCTTGTATTAAAAAGTATAAAGATATAAATTACAATAATATTTTATTAGGAGCCTGGCATGTAAGTAATAATTTATACAGTAACCATACTGGTTATAGTTATGATATTAGTTTTATAGGAGGTATGACAAAATGTCGTGCTGATCTTCTTAACAATCTTAATGTACCAATAACATACAAAACTGGTCTAGCATATGAAGATATGTTTAATTTATTTGCAACGAGTAAAATTAATTTAAATTTATCAATTAATGATAATGATCCTAACAAGCAACCTCAAATGAAATTACGAGTTTTTGAAGTTGTATCTACTAATGGTTTTTTATTAACTCAATACATTCCTGATTTAGAACAATTTTTTGAATTAGAAAAAGAGATTATTACTTTTAAAACAGTTGAGGAAGCAAAAGACAAAATTAATTTTTATTTACGTAACGATATTGCTCGATCTAAAATAGCTCGTGCTGGTTATTTACGTTATATTAAAGAACATACTTCTAAAAATAGACTACGTAATCTTATATCTAATATAACTGCATTATGACTGTATACATACAAGAACATACATTCGGTGCAGGGAAGTGGATTTACACTGGTTATAAAAACGCGTGGGAAAGTATCGGCTATAATGTAGTGTTTTTCAACAAACCGATACGGCCTACAGAAGAGTATTATGTAATGGTTACGGATAGTAGCGCGGAACAATATTTGGAATTAATTAGTAATAGTAAGAAGTGCTTTCTATACACTCAACCTAATTACTTTCCTGAGCCGTGGGGAACTCATCCTAATTTTCAATGTCTTTGCTCTGAGGAGTTAATAACAACATTGAATAATATGTCTAATATTAAAAAATGGACATTTAGTCAAGT